CGAATACATCAGCTGGTATTTTCTCCTTAATTATGTATTACTTTAAACATATTTACGAGCTTAAAGAAAAGATTCCAAATATAGATAAAGTGGCTCCTATAGTGTAGTTGGTCAACACTGTGGACTTTGAATCCACCGCCCGTGGTTCGAATCCACGTGGGAGCTACACCCCTCTTAGCTCAGTTGGTAGAGCAGTGGACTGTAGTTCCAATGGTCATTCGTTCAAATCGGATAGAGGGGACCATTCCTCTGTAGCTCAGTTGGTAGAGCGACAGGCTGTTAACCTGTAGGTCATCGGTTCAAACCCGGTCGGAGGAGTTTTTACAATGTGTCATCCATCTTGTAAAAATAACTTACTTAAAAGTACAAAGATAACCGTTAGTAATGATAACACTCGCGAGCTTCATATGCTCTCCAGTTCTCTCTCTAAAGAGACGATTCAGTCATCGTCTATCTGCATTCACTTTGGATGCCCCTCCACCACCCATCGACACAACAAACGAATGGAGTTTCGGTCCGTACTCATGGAAGGCTACAGTTGAAGCTTTAGATAAGGATGGTGTAGTTGATAGAACATTTATCGGCTACAGTCAGAATATGGATATCACAACAAGGACTAAATTTGCGTGTGATAGGCATAAGAAATCTGGTACCACATGTGGAGAACCTCAAATGGTTATGAAGGGTGGTGAATGCGATGAGGTTATTTATATGAAAACAAAGGAAAACGGAAAACTAATTAATCTTACGAACCCATTTCACTAACTTTATCCGGCCCCACATATACAGGAGGTGCTTCAAGTATCTCAATTTCAAGTTTACCCTCTTGTGATTGAGATGGCGTCACATAAGCGATACGACAATCGTTTGCTCTTAAAACTGGGTTTCCTGTTTGAACTGGTACAACAATTGGTTTACATAAAAGAGCGAACATTTATAGTTTTACACTATTTTAATTGGACCCAAATAATACATATTTGAATTAAGTTTCTTGAGTAAATTCTTATTTTCCATGTACGCACCACGCGCGCCTTGTATAAACATACCCGCGTGAGTCATATTGACTGATAGGTATTGTGTACTGTTATGTTCACATATATCACGGCGATGTGAAATATCGGTATCACTATCTATGTAACAATCTATAACGACATCGAGAGGACCCATTTGTGTACACAGAGATTCAATGATGTTATCCGAATTGTGTGGCGTCGATGGACAAAACGTGAATACCCTTCTAGGTTTTTCCATATCTAAAACCATTCGTTCTGGTGATGAATATTTTTGGGATACATGAATAGGCAGTGAAGTGTCACCTTTGTCACCCAGACGCATACACAATTTCGTAGTTATTTCTGCGAGTACCTTGGGTGTAACTATCCCTATAGACATATATAATTTTAAATGTCATATATTTTAAGTTCGTTTACATAATTCGTCCAATCTCTAATACTTATGTCACTTTCTTCACACCAAGGGTATATCTCATCTTCTCCGATGTAGTTCAGAGCTTTAACACCATCATTTACGCAACGGTCACAAATACTCTTATTGTCATCTATTATAAGGCCTATGTTCAAAGCGCGGCAAATATCAGCCTTATGTATTTCGTTAGGGGTAAAACTATTCGTTAAAATGACGTCATCAAACACACCTGGGAAAAAACTTTCAATCCACGTTTCAGTTTCATCACGCACGACATCTTGACGACCCGTGACCACATACATTTTGTTAGCACGCCGCTTTAAAGAGTACATAGCCGCTTGGGAACCTTTTATAGGTACGAGATCCATGAAGGCTTTGGATTTATAAAATTCTCTCACCATTTGTTGGGAAGTTGGCTCATCAATATCAAATACTTCACGGTATATATAATTGTATTTGGGTTTACTCCAAATTTTGTGAACTTTGTTATGATGCTTTGCCAATGGGTAGAGGAATTTTACTAAGACTTCATCGATGTCGATTGCAATCCGATTCATTTATTTATTACAAACATTATTCATAATCTCTAATTACAACACCCACCGGAAATCGAGGTACCTTTTGGGCTGTCAGGTTTTGGAAACGCACGGTGAGCATCTTTCCAATGTACTCTTTGTAGTTTTTGTAATGTTCTTCCCTCTGAGCAATGGTTCCTTCGGGGCGAACTGTAAACCGTTGTCCATCTTGAGTCTTACACACCCAGACAACCGCATCAGCATCACGTCCATGTCCAGTCTTGGCATCAACAATCTCATATTCCTCAGTCTGGAAATCTTTGTACTTGAGGAGATAGTTGCTTCGTTGACCCACCTCATATACACTGTTTTGGTCACGGATCATCGTACCTTCATATCCCTGCTGCATGAACATCTTGTGATAGCCTTCCATATCCTTATGTTTTTTGATATTGAAGGTCTCAACATATTCGTAGTGGATATTTGATAGAGATTTGGCCTTGTGCCAGCGTTCTTCAAACGTCATGTTGAGCTTCTTGAGATCAAAGAAGTCAAAAACATAAAATTTGAGCTTCAAAGGGTCGGTTTTGAAAGTGCTGGTGAGATCCTCAAATGAGAGATTGGGATCATAAGCTTCACCGTCAACATATTGACCTGGCTCAAGACCCTTTCCTAGAACCTCGGTTCCAGGGATAATCTTGCCAGTTCGTGAGATACCACCATCCTTTGAAACCAGTAGACGAACACCATCAAGTTTGGGTTGAACATAGAAAGGCTCGGAGATGTACTTCTTCCTCTCCTCCCACTTGTTCGCAAGCATGGGCAACACCTGGTTACATTTGGTATGCTCATTGTTCCACATGGTTTGAGCCCTCTTGAGAGCTTTCTCGTAACCAGTCTTAACATTGGTTCGCGATTCAGTAAACTTATCACTTCCCACGATACCGGAGATCTTCACGATGTCCGCAGTTCCATTCTTTAGGTCGTCAACCTTGATGTCAATGTAGCGGTCGCGACCATGCTTGTCTTGTCTGATAAGGCGTTCCATTATACGATAATAAAATATCAGTTTTAAGTAGATGTCGGAAATTCCGGTTATAAATTACGGTAGAATGGAACGACTTAGGCCTCCAGAAAGCACATTTATGCCATTGAATGCAAACACTTTTTGTATTATTTTCATTTTTTTGTGTATTTTGGGATTGTATAAGCGCCATGTGACAATTACTCAATCGCGGAAACGATTCCATATTTAAGGCACTTGTCTGGTGACAAGTAGATATCTTTTTTCATTAGGGTTTTAAACTTGGTTTCAGGTATTTTTGTTTTCGAGAGATACATATCCTTCAGCATCTTCATGAGCTTATCGTTTGACTTCATCTCATTTTTAAGCTCATTGAAATTACCCCACATTTCAGTACTAATTTGGTGAATAAGGCAGTACGAATTCTTACCCATACGCCTCTCAGCTCCACCTAAAAGTACAAAGGTAGCTGCGCTACAGCAGGAACCTTGGGCTATCGTGACGACTTTGACACGCGAGCGTTCAAGAACATTCATCATGTTTAGACCCGCAAATACATCACCACCTTCACTCATTATGTGAACACGAATCATTGGCTCGTATCCAACAAGCTCTGCCGCTCTTTTCATGAGATCAATCTCTAGCTTTTTGAATTTCTCTACAAATTCAAGTGCGTTTTCGCGGTCAATATCCCCATAATACAAAATTTCGTTACCAATCACCTTGATGGAATCATTCTCTTCTTGTTCTTTGACTTCATCATCTGTCGTAGGCATTTTTCAAGGCTTTCTTTACTCTTGTAACGTCCTTTGATTTTAAGCCATTTCCAACTGCAAGATGATTGATGACGTCAAAATCTTGAGGGGTTATTTTATACTCAAGTAGTGGTTCTAAGTCTCCCTTTTCTGCGTACCTCTTTAATAGGCATAACTCTTCAACCCCCAAACCCATTCTAGATTTTTTCTGAATATCTGAAAACTTTTGTTTACGCATCTTGTAATTTCCTAACTTTGTCCAACATGACCCGGGGCGTATCTTATCCTTATTCAGGGGTTCACCGAGGGCTGACTTTGGTAAAGTTAAAGCGTGTAATACAAAGTATGGCATTAGATTCCAATTACCTGACTGATAAATATAGGTATCATACACATCGGCATCGGAGAACGAAACAGTGGATTTAATTAAATCTACACCTTTTGAGTCAATGTAGTTTTCTTGAAAGATGTCCCACATGTGCCCATGCTCGGCTATAGAGTCTAAAATTTTTATAGGACCTGGATCACTCAACACATCCGCTATAAACTCTTTAGGGGTCTTAAACTCATCCATTTCATCAAAACCTTCCAGATAGGTGAAAAAGCTACGAATGTTTCCTTGAGATCTAACAGCTGCTTCATAGGCCTCCCTCCCTTGATTTTCGGTTAGGGTTAAGAGAACATCAGGTTTGTGTTTAGGTATCATAACTGTCTCAAAATTTGGATACATACACATAGTTATTGTTGTCACGAGTAAAGATCCACGTGTTAAATTATTACCATCGGATACCTGTTCTATCACAGATTTAAACGTGCTATCATAATTGTCTATGAATACATGTTTAGTAGAGGGTTTAATAAATGGTAAAAAATGTGATTCTCTTTTCAGATGATGAGGAAGTAATTCTATATGATTGGTCCCTTCCAACACTTTCTCCAAAATGAAGGTTTTGCCCACTCCTAGGGGTCCACAAATAAATACATTCTTGCCTTCTTTAATGTATCTACGAATTAGATCTATCTGCTTAGTGTGTATCGTCGTTACGACGGGACTTTTTTTTTGCTCAACTATTTTAATGAAGGAATCCATAGATGATCTTACTAATCAGGCCATAGATTTGGTACTCAAAAATGACGCACTACATGAAAGAATCGTAAAACCTTTAAGAAAGAAAATTTTACCATTCATTGTATCCACAATCCTTACCAATCTTCTAATGTTTATTCTTTTGGCGTACCTTGTTCGACGTCTGTCTCTTCTTCCTCTTCATACTCTTCAGTTTCCTCAAGTTCCTCTTCCTCCACTTCCTGCTCAGTAGGTGAAAGCATTCTACCGATCTTCTCAAATGGAGTATCTTGGGTCATGGCTCGTATAGGTGTAGTGGTCTTAGGAGGCTTTAAGAATGGAATTGGTCGCACATCTAAGATTTCGGGTTTGGTAAATATACCGTCAATAGGATATTCCTTCTCGAAGTTAAGTAGGATATGTTTGGGTATAGGTGGTGACTGTTCAAGTAGACTATCATATGTAGTTTTACACTCTTCGACGAATTTAAGACCCTCTTTCTTACGTTCATCGCGGGGTAAAGCCAATTGTAATCTAATATTACGTGACAGGGAACCGTGACCTAACGCAGCAGTTCTATGATTCTCCATTAACTCTTGTATTTTCAAGAACTGCATGATAGTGGCTATGAGTCCAGCTATAAGGTTCAAACCGCCAATCAATGACGGTGCCGCGGGTTGAATGGCTGGTGGCAGCGTGGACTGGGCAAAGTTAGCCGTACCTGTTATTGTTGACAAAACAATCACTGGTAAATTGAAGCGAAGAGACAGTTTCTTGAACATCAGAAAGGCGCGGTGATGCATGTAACGGTAGCATGCAGAGGATTCACCCCATTGGCGAAGTATACTCTCGTGATATTCGTTCCATGTTTCTTCCATATTAATTTCTTCACTCATCTTATAATAAGATGAACATTATTTTTTTCATTCATCTTGTGTTTCTTATTTTCATCCTAGTAGTACCCTTTACCAATGACAGGAGAAATTTGGAATTTTACTCACTTTTAATTCCATTTATTTTTTATCACTGGTCAGTAAATGACGATACCTGTGCATTGACTCAAGCAGAAATGGTTATTACGGGTCAGAAAAAAGAAGAAACCTTTATGGGAAGGGTTGTAGGTCCAATATACAAAATGGAGGAAAATGAGATTAATCATCTCACGAAGACCGTATTCTTCATTTTGTGGGGTATAGTTCAGTATCGTCTTGGTTACTTTGATAACATCATCAATGATATTTTCAAAGTATGGGATGGTAAGAAGATTCCTGCTATGAGGGTAGTCTAAATGGTATTTTACTTACCATTCTTGATTAACTCATGGACACGCTTTACAAATTCTTTGTTACGCTTAATCTTGGGATCCGACTTGATAATACGGAGGAGCGCAGCAGATGGTATCCTAGGTGAATTACCCTTGGGTTTAGGAGTCTTCTTTAACTTTTTACGCGCATCCTGAAGTTGCTTGGAACTAGGCATTTATTATGTGCACAGATTATTTTCATAAAAATTTGTCAATCTCTTATAATGGATACTGAAATTACTCGTCTCGAAAAGATCGTAGAGGAGAAGTATGAGGTATTTACTAAGGATAAAGAGTCAATTTTAGTTAAGATACATGAACTTCAAAAGAATATTGAACAGGGGAAAACGGAAACACCTCGTATAGAACTTTACAGAGAGCAAGATGCTCTCAAAAAAGATATCAAAACCCTAACAAAATCTTTCATGGTTGACAGAGATTCAATTTATACTAAAATAGTTCGTCTCCAAGAAACCAAAAAAAGAATGGAGGAAGATGCTCGTCTTAGTAAAGAATCAATCGAACACAATCTCAATAAAATTCAGGACTTTGTTGACAGGGGAAATACGAATGAGGTCTTTGGTGCTATGGAAGCTATAAAGAATTCACTTATGATTATTAATGATGAACTCAAGTCGTTGAAGAAGGTGGACGATACCTAAAACGATCAAATATATGAGTCGCACATTTAAAATTGTCATACATAATCATACACACAGCGTCAGCTATGTCGTGTTTCCTTTCGTATGGAATTTCCTCTTTCAAACATCTTTCGGCTAGACTTATAGTCCGCTCTTTCCGCTCATCGTAATCCAAGTTTCTTATACCAAAATGTAAATGCATGCTCACAGGTGAAATAAGTTTAACCTTATCTCTGAACATGTAATGTAAAAGAATCTCAATATTCGTAAATCCACCCGGGGGTTGTCTCTCTATGAGTATCTTCTCAGCCATATCAAATAGGTGTTGATGATCTTCCACAAATAAAGGAACTAGGTCAACAAAGTCATTGGTCTTTAAATATTTGTAGTCTTCTAAACTTACCTTTTTCATGTATTCAATCGTAATACTTGGACCAGTCAAGGACTCGGCTAAAACTAAACCCATGTTGTGATACCCGATATCTACCGCTAGTATCTTCATATCTTATTTGGAAAGATTTTCCTTAACTATAATAAATGAAGAACAAGACGAAAACTCAGATGCTTTCCGCTATCCTCTTCGTTCTAGTTCTTACTCTCGTTTACATGTGGTATAATCCCAGGGTTGTCAAAATTCAGACCCAACCCTCTCTTCCAGTACCACCACGCCCAGTAAGTGTGCGCCGAGAACCAGAGTTTAGGGGACCACCCATCAAGAAATACAAACCCGGGCAAATGCAGCAAATGGGTATATTAACTGGACCTAATGAAACTACATTACCCCTATATGGTAAAGAGGTGCGTGGTCGTCGCGATCGGTATCATTATTACACTACTACACCCGGTCAACAGATCTACCCTATACCTATAAGCCATAATGCTAGAGACTGTATGGATGATATCGGATGTGGTGAGTTATATGGAAATGAAACAGTCTCAATCACTGGTAAGACTGGTTCATTTGGGGTTAAGATGTATCGCACTGATAACTTCTT